CGCCATGCTACCTGCGAGCGAACCCCCCGCCGCGGCCGTAGCCCGCAAACCGACCGCGCCCATGATTTTCGATAGCCCACCGATGGCCTTGGAAATTCCCGAGGTAGCCAAACCGATCGCTCCCAGACCAGCAGCCCCAGCGATCCCGTACCCCAGCATGCTCTGTTGCGTCCCACTCAAGCCTTCCAATTTCGTTCGGAAGAATCGAATCACGTTGGTCAAGTCTCGTACGACGGGCAGCAACGCCCCAGCGATCTCGCGATTCAACAAGTGAATCTCGAAGGCCAATCGTTCGCCTTGCACGGTCCCAGCCAACCCGGCACGCCCTGCCGCCAGGCCAGCCCCGCCCACGGCCCCCGCCGCTAACAAGCCCGGTCGCATCCGTTCCAACGCAAATGCCGCTGCCCCGCCGAGCCGTCCGTGAGTTACCCTCAACTCGGCACGCCGTTCGGCCCGTTCGATCTGAGCGTCTTCGTGCTTACCTAATTCGCGGTAATGCACGCCCTCGGCGAACGCGCCAGAGCTGAGCATCGTTCGCCGTTCGGCGCGGGCCAGCGATGCAATGTCGGCGCGTAGCCGACCCTCCAGGATGGCTTCCTTGGCCAACAGTCCCGATGCCAACGCCGCTTGGCGTTCCTGATAACCGAGTCGATTCGTTTCGCGATTCAGTTGCCCGCTGGCAAAGCGATCGCGGAGATAACTGCCGCTCTCCAGACGGCTCCGGCGGACCACGTTCTCGATATGCTTCGCCTCGGATGCCGCGAGCGCATCGCTGGCCGACTTCATGCGTGCGATGCCTTCGGCAGCGGCACGAACCGCTGGGGAGCTAACGATGTTGTTCAGTTCGACGTACCGGGTCGCCGCTTTCTTGACGAACTCTTCCAATTCGCCGACATTCTTGATGATGTCTTCAAGTCCGGCGGCCTCGAACTTGACGAACTCCACGAAGGTTTCATTACTTGCCATCGCGCACCTTCTTCACGAACCATTCCGGAGTTACCGGCCGTCTACCTTGTTCGCCGAGGTGTTGATTCACGCGGCGGAGCAGCGCCACGGCGTCGTTGTCTGGCAACTTCCGATTCGGGTTGCGGTCGCGGAAGAACATCCGCATCATCTGAGCCGGCGTGAGCGAGAAGAATTCCGCGAGCGTTAACCCGTTCGGTTTATTCTTCGGTTGGTACTGCGATTCCCACACGCCGTAGAGATCGTGTTCAAGCAGCGCGGTTGCCAGAACCAGCGGGTTCGCTTTTGGTGTCGTCTTTCGCACCCAGCGCTTCCTGAATCTGGAAATGCACGTCCAAGGCAATCTCGGCATCAACGATAACGGCTTCCAGGTCCCGGAGTTGAAGGTTCGGATTCCCGGCCCTCGCCCGATACCACAACTCAAGCGCGGCGCCCTTCGGCGTCTTGCTCGCGGCAATCACGGCGTCGATGCCCTGGAGTTCCTGTTTCGCTTCCATCCGCGCCACGGTTTCGATGATGATCGCCGACCGCGCCGCCGCCTCGGTAGTCTTCATCCGCGCGAGCCGGTCGAGCATCGGCTCAACCGCCCGGAGATAGTCGCCAGACGCTTCCTTGGCGATTTTGCGGAGCCCGTCGAGCAGCGATTGCTCCAGCCGCAACTCGAGCTGTTGAACGTAGAGACTGAGGTCGCCGAGGCGAACGACGCCGCCGGAATTGCTGACTTGTTTAGTGTCCATGATTAGGCCGCTTGCCCGAGCGCCACCGTGCCGCCTTTTCCGGTGATGGTAACGCCGATCGCGCTTTCCCCTTTCGCGTCAAGAATGCGACGAACGCCCGCGACGGTCGTTCCTGTCACGATATCAGCGAGCCCGCTGCCGCCAAGCAAGAACTCGATTGTCACCACCGCGCCGAACACCAGGCCGGCCGCCACGGCCGCATCCGTAGTATCGTAAAACAGCGTGAACGACCATTCCGGCACTTGCACGAACCCGCGGAATGACGAACCGCCTGCGCCGTCTGTTTGCGTCACGTCCGCGAGCGGCCCCGTCCAGTTCCCCTCCCACTGCTGATCGGGAATGGTAACGACGCCGACCTTGATCGAACCGCCGACGGGGGTAACTGGAGTAAGCGGCATTGCGCGGGCTCCCGGTAACTGGATTCACTTCTCGCGATGTCGTGACCGATTACGGGCTGGCGACGCCGGTGTTCTGGATCGCGAGGTTCAGGATGCCGGCCGTAGTCGCGTAGCCGATGAACGTCACCTTGTTGCCCGTCACGAGATCGGACCACGGCGCAATGCCGCCTGCGTTCGCGCCGCTCACCACGTAGGGCGTACCAATGACTACCGTTCCGCCGATGGTGATGAGCCCTTGAGCCTGGTAGAACACGGGTTGGCCGGCGGCGGCGTTGTTCAGCGCGACGCCGACGCAAGCCGCGTCGATGCTCGTATCCGCTTTCGCGAGGTGAAGCTTGTTGCTGTCGGCGGCGCTTTGGTAAAGCGATTGGCCGGCGGTGATGGCAACGCCAGCGATTCCGGATTTCGTCTGGGCGCTGCTCGTTTGGACATTCGCGGCCGTGATCGTTACGTCTGCCATCGCAACCTCGCTATGGGAGATACTGAGCCAGCGCCATTACCCACTGGCCACCAACCACGAACACGTCTTGAGCCTGCCGCAGTTCCTTCGCGAACTTCCCGTCGAACGGTTCGGCGAGACAATGAACCACGCTTCCCGCCGGCATCGTGGCCCAGGTCGTCGGATTTTTCGTCAAGGCGTCGTCCATGCCCGCTTGTACGCTGCCGGGGTCTTGCCCCGATGAACTCGGCGGGCAATACGCCGCCATCCGCAGCGTGTACAGTTGCCAACTCGAACCGTCCGTCTGCCGCTGCGGTTCACCCCGCCGCTCGAACCAGAACACCGCATAGGGATAAGCCGCAGGTGCGTCAGGAGCACGACCGTAAAACGAGCCGCCGGGAATCGCCCCGGTGAACAGCGTGGAACTCGTACAGCGATCGCCAACCAACTTCGCCACGTCATCGAGGACGAAAGCACTCATGCCCCGCCGCCGTTCAGGATCGCATCGATTGCCGCCCTCTCCCGCTGAAACGTCACCATGAGCCAGGGATGCAATCCGTGCTCGTGCACAGCCCCGTAAATCACGTTCGTTCCGACCGTCGCCGTCATGCCGTCAGCGGACACAACCCACGCGATGCTAGCCCGTAGTCGTCCGGTGAGCTTTCGCGGCGGCGCACCGGGGATAGCTGGCGTTGCGGCCCGTGCTTGCCGACCGCGTTTCTTCACCCGCGGGGCCGGTACGCTCAGGACTTCTTTCAGCTGGTTCGCCAGGTGGCTCGCGGCCTTCGCTAGTCGCTGCTTCGCTTCCGCCTGCAATCGCGCGATGAGTGCCGCGAAGTCCATGTAGAGGATTTTCGGTTGCCCGTTGCCTGCCCAAACCGCGAACTACAAGATTACCTCGAGCGCAAGCCTCTGCATCTCGTCCAACCGCTCCGGCATCTCGGATGACAAGATCGTGTACGTGTTCCCGTTGTCATCGACGGCCCGATCCTTCGCACGCACGGCCACCCGCACGCCTAGTACAGCCGTGAACTTGCTCGGCAGGGTAATGCGGTCGAACACTTCAACGGCGCTGCCATCCTCGGGCTGAACGCGGCTCGGGATGGCCGTTGCGTACTCCGTGTAGATCGGGAATGGACGATAGGATGAATCGACCGCATCATCCGGCCGCGAAAACGTGAGCGAACCACGGAGGTTCGCTTGCAGACTCAGCGAAATGGAATCGAGCCGCCAGGTGCCGAGCGCGCCAACATCTTGCAGACCCGTCACGACCCAGGGATATACCACCGGATCAATCGCGGTAACGGCATTCGTAATCAGGTCGCCGATAGCCGGAACAATAGTAGTCTTTGTCTTCGGAATGAACCACGTTCGCAGCGACCGCACGGCCACGCCGAAGGATGGCAAGAGTTCATCCGTTTGGGCGGGCCGCCACCAACAATCATTGACCGGCACGGCCGCTGCATACACCCCGAGGCTGGGCTGGACCTGATAACCCAAGGTCGCCCTATCCGGCATGATCGACCACAGATTCCGCAGTCGCGAAGCATTCACCGGATACCCCCGGCGATGACCGGCTCACGGTAAGCCGCAAGCAATTGGCGAGTCGTTCCCAATGCTGGCAACTGCAACAACCCATACGCCTCAACTTGAATTTGCGAGTACGATTCGGTCACGTCGATGTAGGAATCGCTCGTGGCCATGAGGTTGCCGCCGAGCGGCGAGTTGCGGAAGATCGCCGCCGCCAACTGACACGTCGCCATCTGCAAGTCGGCAGGAATAGCAACGTAACCGTTCGTGTACGTGACCTTGACGGAACCGGGAATCCTGGGCCAATACGCGGGGACAACGCCGCACCGTGACAGCCCGCCCCAATACATCGTCGGGCCGAGCTGACCCCCTTGCGGGAACAGCCACCAGCCGAGGTTAGGCATCTGGTACATCCGCAAGATGCCATCCGCCGTATCGACGATGTAGTTGACGCCCACGGTTAGAATCGTCGTGTCATCGAAGGACGCAGGCACCTGGCCGTAACCGCCGTTTATGTCCACGCGAACTTCGGAGACAGATAGAGCGACCGGTAGGCCGGGGATAACCAATTCGGCAACGCCGCTGCCGTCCAGGAACTTGACGATGCCTACTGTCTGTTCAGGGTTCCAATGGAGATATTTTTTCACAGCGGCATCGGCGGCCGCTAGACAAGACAACCACTGAGCGTCGTCGTCAGTGGTTGCGATGCCGATAAAGGATTTCAACTGCGGAAGAGTGGCGAGCATCGATCAAGAACTCTGGCCCTTGATGACCGCAAAGTTGAACACCGGCGATTCAGTGGTGGTGCCAGTGAGATCGGTAATCGTGAGTTTGAACGAACCAGCGGCGACAGCCGAGACCACCGCACTGTAGGCATCCGTTCCGGACTTCTGGCTCACGATGACGGTATCTTTCGCCGCGACCGAAGAGTTCGTGACGGTGAACGAGAACGGGGTTGCGGAGCCCGCTGCGGAAATGAGCGTTATCGCACCGGTGTTCGCGTTGGCCGTGACGCCCGTGGTTCGCCCGGTAATCTGCGTCACGGCCGCCCCGGCACCGGCCGCATAGCCGAACGAAGCCGATGGGCTGGACGTGGTGATCGCTCCGGACGCCGCAACCGACGCAGGGGTTGCATTCAGCTGGCCGCCGGTGATCGGGGCCACCGGGGCCGTGCTGAATACGCCAGAGGCCACAGTCATCGGGCACGAGCCGCTGGCGAACCCCGTGGCGAGGAACCGCACGGAGGTCATACCCTCGATGTTGTAAATGCGGCCGAACTTCGGCGTGCTGTCCGAAAGCGTGATCGTGGTGCCGGCCGCAACGTAAGCACCAGTGCTGTCGAACGACGGACAATCGATATAGCTGGTGCCGTCGAACGAAACTTGAGTCTTGCCGGTCACGCCACTCCAGGTGCCGGCCCCGGCGGACCAGATGGCCTCGGTGTCCGTCGCGGCAAGGGTGGTCGGGCACGCCGTCGAAGACGTGGTGATGTTCGTCGTCGTCTTGCTGTCCTGTGCCACGGCGTGGCCCCCCGAGAAGAAAGTGCTTGAGCCTTCGCAGCGATTTACTGCGAAATATACTTCTTTTGCTCCATCGCTCGCGCGGAGTAGTAGCCGCCAGTGCCCGGCGCACCGGTGACAGTCGAAACCACCCGCAGATAGCGGAGTGTCCGCTGGAAACTCACATATTGCACTGAGCCGCTTACCGTGGCGCTCGTCAGCACGATGGCGGAATCATCCGGAATCGTGATCGTCGAGAACGTCACGTTGTCGGCGGACTCTTGCACTGAGATCGTGTGCGTGCCGTCCGTGATGACGCCGTTGGAGACTTCAACGGAACAGAGGCCGTCGCCCTGGAGCATGACCGCGCCGACACCGTTCGTGGTCGCGGTGATCTGCGCCCCCTCGACAATCGAACCAACGGCGATGAGGTTCGTCGAGGGATCGTGAAAGTACATCGCCATGTTCGGAGCTCCGAGTTAAAAGCAGGTGATCGAAGGATTGCCGTCGCCTTACGCGATATTGACGTTATCCGCGAACGCGAAGCTGGCCGCGTGGCGCGGGCCGGCATCGATAAATTGGAAGCAATAAATCTCGGTCGTCATCGTGGACATCAGGTTGTATGGGTTCGTCATGAACTCCATCACGCCGAGACGACCCACCAACCAATCCGGGAAGTATCCGAGGATGATGAACGTCTGCGAGCCATTGCCGCGCGCCGCGGAAACCTGGCTGGACCACACGACCTTCGAGGAATCGAGTTCCGTGGCCTGGGACAAGCCGCCCTCGGCGATGCCGCGCGAGAACCCGTTGAACACGAACGCGCCAGCACCGTCACCCGGAATCGGCCCGTCAGCGCGGCGATTGCGAATCGCCGTCCACATTTGCTTCCGCATGACCCACGTAAGGCCATCGGTGATCTCGTCGGGCAACAGCCCCCACATCCCGGCCACGTCGGTCGGCTGGAACTTGTTACCCGCTACCGTGTAGGCCAACAGCGAATCGACGTTCTGGGTCCAGGCCGTTGCGGTCGGATAGGTGATGAGCCCCTTGATCTGCGTGCCGCCGGTGCCCTGGAGTTGGGCCAGGTCCGCGAGCAGTGCGCCCTGGCGCGCCATGTCCACGCGCACCATGCTGTCGACGTTCTGGTCGCTGAACTTGATGAGTTCGGTCGTCAGCGGCACGCGAAGAGCCAGCTTCTTGGCGCTCAGAGACAGGGAGCCCGTCTTCTCTTGCGAGGCGGTGATTGTGCCGCCTTCGCCGACCCAGAAGGCCGTTGCCCCGCCGGTCAACTTCGGATACTGGATCGTGCCGTTGGGTGGCAGCGTGACGTTCGTGGCCCCCGACTTGCTGAACACTTCGAGATTGCGTTGCAGGTCGATGAGGTCGCCGAGGCTCGGGGGCGGGACCGTGGAACCGCCGGTGAGGTCGCTGAGCGTGTTCAGTGATTTCGTCGCCAGGTGCCCGAGGTCGCCGCCGCGACCCGCAATGTGCGCGAGTTCGTCCGGATCGATGCCCTTGACCGTGAGGATGCGTTGATTGATTTCCTTCTTGAGTTCTCCAGCGCCCGGGATGTCGTAGCCTCGCGGACTGACGGTTGGCAGGAACCCAACCGAGGCCGGAACCAACAGCGACCCCGGCGAATTGTGGAATGGGTAGAACGCACCGTACACCTCGCCGATCTTGCGAGAGAGTTCGACGGCCTCCCGCACTTCCGGGTCGTCTCGGTTCGCGTTTCCGGAGCAATAGGCCATCGCCTTTTGGATGCTCACACCAGCGGCGGAATCGCTGAGTTGGCCGGTGCGAGCCGTGATGGTCGCGGCCTTCGCGATGAGCGGCGCGAGTTTGCCCGTGCCACGGGTGCGCCCGTGAGGCACCGGCTTCTTCGTGGCGAGCGTCTTGCTGACGAGTTCATCGAGCTTGGCCATTGCGCGGGCTCCCGGTAAAACCAGGGGCCGCGCTTGCCATCGTGCGATGGGGCGTCAGGTGCCTGACGTGTGATGCTTCGAAACTTACTTCAAGGCAATCCGACTACATGCCGGGTTGCTGGCCCGAACGCGCCCGTAGGCGACGATAGGGCCGGTTTCCACAAAGATGCACGGCGGCGATTCTCGACACTCGCCAAGGTCGGCATTCTGCCGCTTCCAATGCTTGCAATCGCCACACGTTGGCTCAACGGTTGGTGGCACAGCCGTTGATTGTTGAGGTTGCGATTGATGTTTCCTACTCATCGCACCCTCGCCGACAGCTCCCCGCCAACCTTCGGGACGCCGTTCGGAGTCCCTTCCCGAATGTCCACGCGAATAAATACGTGCCCGGTCTGTCCGAACTCCCGAGCCTGAGCAATCGCGGTGTCGAGCGCCTTGTGAGCCAGCGCCATTGTGTCCGGTTTGTCGTGCATCAGGCCGCCTGAAGTTTGCTCATGGCGCTCATCACTTCTTCCGCCGTGGGGCGATCCTCGACGGCCTTCGCCAAGTCGTTCACCTTTTGCACCAGCGGGGCGATCACATCGTTCATCGCCTTCGTTACCAATTCCGCCAGCGACTTTTCACCTTCCTCGCCCTCACCGTCGCCCTCACCGTCGCCCTCACCTTCGTCTTCGTCGCTCTCCTCGAGCGCCTTGTATTTGAGATGATCGGCATGGGCCATCTTGATGCCGGTCATGCACGCCTTGTGCTCTTCGTCTTCGCCGCTCTCGAACATGCGATCCACGTAGGAATGAGCGAGGTCTTTGAAAACCTCCTTGGCCTTCTCGCCAGCCGAAACCTCTTCGCCGCCGTTGGCGTCGCTCGTGGAATCCATCTCCTTTTTGAGCAACGCGGCTTTCGCGGCGAGTTGTTCGGCAGTCTCGGCGACCGGAGCGGGCGCGGCAGTGACAGGTGCAGGAGTTGGGGTAACTTCCGTGGTTGCCGTGGTCGTTGCAGTAGCGCTCACGATGTTATCTCCGCAACCCTTGATCGCATTCATCACTTCCAACAATTTGGATTCTCGCCGCTGTCTTGCCTGCACAATCGGGAAGTAGGTACGAAGGCTCTTTGTGATGATCCCGCTGGGGCTGCGCCGCATCACTTCCGGCACCGCAGCGCGATCGATCCAGCCGAACGCCAGAGCGCCCGGACACGATGGCACTGGGACGGCGCTCGTCTCGCGCAACTCGCCACCGGTGACGATCCGCAATTGTTTTCGCACACCGAATATCTGGGCCGCTTTTTCCGCCGACAGAATCTTGTAGCCGTCCGGGACGAAGCCCACAGAAGCGCCGCGCAACACGCCCTGCCGATAGAGGCTTTCGACGTAGCGAGCCTCCGGGGTGTCAGCGAAATACCAATCCTGGATCAGTCGCCCCAGGTCATCGACGTAGCAAGTGAAGTTGCCCGCCGGGTCTTCGCATTTCGCGATTGGGAATGTCTTTTGATCGTGCGCCCAGAGAACCACCGGATTCCGGCGGTAATTGTCGAGCCGCAATGTCGAAGGGGTAACGACTTCGCCGTCAGCGTCGGGCTCGGGAGATGAGGCGACGATGCGCAGACATGAACGAACGGTGTCGTAGGATGCTTCCGAGGCGAGCTTGAGACACAGGGTGGCCATTAGTGATATTGTGAATCACTCGCTTGCCTGCCCTCACTCCCACCACGTTTTCACAGTACACATGCAATTCGGGTGCACGGGAGCATACATCACCTGCCGATACTCCGGCGCACCCGTGGCCAGCACCGCGAACGGCTCGCCGAATTTCACCCGCTTACCGGACAGAGCCAAGCATCGGTCGCACGCATCCGAACTCGCCAGCCATTCCAGACCCGTGGCCCCGGCCTCGTTCGCATACTCCGCTTCGCCCGCGTGCATCGCTCGTGAGGCTTCCGTCGCCGCTATCGTTGCCGCCCGTTGAGGCGTAAAAACCGTGGTGAGTGAATCGGCTATTGATGCGTTGCTAGCGCCGGCCCGCAAACCCGATTCCATGCGGTCGCGGACTTCCTGCTTGAGCGATTCGGTGATTGAGCCGACAACGGCAAGAATGGCCTGCTGGATCGCCCTCGGCACGGCTTCGCGAATGAGATTCAGCGAAGTCTCCAAACGGATGCCGAGGTTGCTCAAAATGCTTTTGCGGGATACTCGCTTCCGAATCTCCCGCGCTACTTGTTCGCGACCCAGCTGCCACTCATGCAGCAGGATCGGCAGCATGGCCTTGAATAGCGGCTCCTCGAACGCGGCGAAGTCCGGGACGTGGCCGGCCCGCACCGCAGCTTGAGCGTGTCTGAGCATCCGGAGTAGTACATCGCGAACGACGCGGGCTAAGCGATAGCCGGATGGGATGCGGCGGCCGTGAAGGGGGTCAATCGGCATCGGACGGTTCTTCCGGTTTCTTGTTCTCGAAATGCCCCACGGTAGGCTCTACTTGCGCCGCATAATCCGATTCGATTTGAGCGAAGTATCCGGAGAGTTGTTGCTCGATATCTTTGTCGGAAAAACCAGGAATTTCAACGTCGTCATCCATACTTCACACTCCCCACGTAACCGCTTTTCGCCATGTCGGACTTGAAGGCTATTCTATCATGAATTCCCTCAAATTGATAGATGTCGGCAGTCTTTGTATTGGGGTTTAAAAGCACGGTCATCATGATCGCTTTCACCCCGTTTTTTGTTCCAAGTTTTTTGTTGACTTCCACAACAAAAGCACTCTTTCTGGTATGAATCCCCTTCACCTTCGCGGCATTGATTTTCTTCTTTGCCGCCTTGACTTCGTCGGGGTGCATCTTCTCGAAAGATGCCTCTTGTTCCTTGGTAAATCGACCATCGTACTTGAGTGCCCACACGCCATCGGGGTTATTCGCCTGACCGCACTTCGCCTCGATGAGCCGATGATCGTGAACGAGGTCCATCGGCAGATTGTTTTTGCCCGTCTTCATGAACTCCGAAGTGTGCTGCGCGTCTTTATAGCCAATGGACTTGAGATGCTGAATGATGATCTCTTCGCCTATGGCACCCGCGAGTCGGCTATCCATTTTCGTTGTCTGCGGTGAATCAGCAGCACGCACCTTGCTCTTCTTGATCTTGCCAACGATCTCTTTCGCCTGCGCACTCATCCTGGCATTGGCATCGTCTTCAGCGCCGCCGTCCTCGGTCGATTTATCGGGCTTCGCTGCCGGCTTCCGTCCATTCTTCAAATCTTCGGGGCGAACCCAGCGATGCGAAGATTCATCGAAAACGAGCCCCGGCCGCGGCGGCGCGCCATGCTTCGTCGTTAGATTGAGGGTTTTTTCGGTCGGGCTGGGAAGGAACTCGTCGTCATCCTGCATCCCATCGAATGGGGCATTCATCGCCGGTTCGCCTCCTAGACCTCCGCCCCCCTCGCCGTCCCACTGTTCCGGCGTCTCCCCCGGATTTCCGAGCCCCGGCGCAATCAACGGTCGGTCGTAAATCTCTTCCGGCCACGCCTCCAGCTGCAATATGTGCGTTCGCCAATCGTTCGGGGAAGCCGCGTTCGCCGCCGTCGCCGCCTGGAAATCCGCACGCCGCGAGTCCGGATCAACCGGCGTGTCGTCCTCGTAAAAAATCTTCGCCCGATCATCGAACAGTTTGGCAAGCTTTTCCGTGAGCACCATTGCCCGCCGCTGCCGCCGCGGATCGATTGCCGATAGGCCCGTATTCGCGATGGCGGCCACCATCGCGGCCCGATTCGCCACCGAAGCGAATCCCAGCACAACCTCGTCGAGCCCCCACTGGGCCATGAGCCAGCGGCGGCCCTGGTCCGCCGAACTCATAAACGCGAGTTCCGTTTCACCCGGCGGCGGCACCCACTGCAAACCGCCCTCCAGGATCAACGGCCGACCGAAATTTCCCACACCAGCGTACTTCTTGAGGAAGCGCGATTCCAAACGATTGATGATCGATTCATCGAGTAGACCGGTAGCCGCCGGTGCCGTCTGCACCACGCCCATCACATTCACGCCGTTGTCGAGGCCGAAGTTGCGAGCCGCGATGGTCTTCTCGTAGGTGTCGACGGAGTTAGCGATTGCTTGCAGGGGACTGGTCGCGTAAATCTTGGACAGCGGGCTCGGCATCTTGTTCCAGATGATCTCTTCGGGAGCGAATCGCACGACGCCCGAGGTACTGCCGCGCGGCGAGACTTCGAAGTAATCAACCAGCCGATCCTTGCCGAGACAGATAGGCCGTACCCAGTTCGACGGAATCACCCAGAGCTCGGATACCCGGCCGGCATCGTCCGTCACCATCCAAATGAAATCTTCGCCGGTGAGACAGTTGAACAGCTCCGCCTCGTACCACAGCGACACACCGGTTTCGGGGTCGTTGGGATGCGCTAATAACCTCGTCAACGGATCGTCGTTATCCAGGAATTCGTATTCTTCGTGGGCTTTCGCGGGGCCAATCGATTTTGTTTTCCACCACTGCGGGGCGATGGCGCGAGCTTCCGGCATCGTCCCCCGGCCACGCAAAAACGCCTTCTCTTGCATCCGCCATGCTTTTTCTTCGCTCGCCTGGATTGTGAGTACCGGCGTCGGCGGGGTCTTCGCGATGCGGGCGCAGATGTAATCGATACACCTGTAGTTCCATTCGCGGAAGTGAAGGATTTGCTCTGACTTGCTGAGCGGTTGGACGCCGTAGCCGCCATAGCCCCAGGGGCCGACGAGGTGCGCCATCCCGGCTTGCCCGGAACTGACGTTCATCTTTTTCAGGGCGGGACTTGCGGCCTTGGCGTCTAGTTCGTCCAGCGACGTGATGCTAAGCGATGCCACGGCCTTACCGGCATCAATTACGGCATCGTACAGACGGGCTGTATCACCTCGGCGCGGCATTCAATGATTGTCGGCGGGTGGTTGCCTGCTGTTGGCCGTGAGTGGTCATCGGATATTCGGCATCGCCCGCGACAACTCCACGACCGCCCCGCTACACGCATCCACGATATCGTCGTGCGTGCCCAGCGGGAAGCTCCGATGCTCGTCCAACAGAGGGCGGTTCCAGTTGGCCGCGACCATCCGCACGTTCCCCGCTTCGATTTGTGCGCCCCACGGCTCGGCTCGCTCCGCTTTGCTGCCCACGGGCGCTACGGCGAATGCCGGCCAGCCAAGCAAGTCTTCCGTGATGATCGATTCGGC